TGGGCTTGCTGGGGATGAAACTTACCGAAGATGTAAAGGTACAGCTTATCCGCATTGAAAAAGAGGGATACAGCGAAAAAGGCATTTGTTATGCCATTTACAAAACACAGGACAAACTAACCAAATTTAAACGTGATTCGCGCTTTTGGTCCATACTGCTCAATGAAGTGAGAAAACATTGTTTCAAGAAGGATGATCCGCGATGGGAAGTAATAAACGAGCGCAAAAAGCGTAATGAGGAATACAGGCAGCAGGTAAAGGACTATAACCTGCAACAGAAAATAATCACTCCAGAGCAATACAAACCCGGTAAGAATAAAATGTATGTTTATTTTGTGCAAGGTGAAAAAGGTGGGCCCATAAAGATAGGTACATCGAAAGACGTAAATAAAAGACTCCATGCTTTGCAGACAGGATTTCCTGTAAAACTGAAGCTTTTGGCCGTCCTGCCAGGTAACGAAAAAGTTGAATGTGGATTACATCAACGATTTAAGGAATTTAGGTTAAACGGTGAATGGTTCAGGCCGGTAAAAGAACTTTTGGAATACATCAAAACACTTCAAACAGCATAAGGTTTGTGTCATTTTTTGACACAGCAAAAATGACCTCTAGCCCAGCAATGACAAGGGTTTGCAGGTTTGGAGTGTGAAAAGCAGTAGAATAAGAGAAAGTGAGTTGTTTTTTATTGTGATAAGAAGGTGCATTGTACTTGATGATGATTTTGGCTATGGGCGCAAGCGCAGACAGGTTATTGATGTAGATAATGGTGAAATGGTTGCTGTAGTTTGGCATAACAGACCTGACAATGGTATATTTCCTGCTGGTGTGAATGTAACGACAGCACAGGCCATTTTTACACGCGAGGAAACACCTGATAAGCAGTCAGAATACATTCACGTTAGGGATGCGGACATAGAACACGAATATTATGGATTTTGGAACAAAAAGAACGAAAGCAAAAACCCACCTAAAAAACGTAGCACAGGTAATAAGAAGTCATATGTGAAGTTATTTAGCGAAAAACTGACTGAGTTAGACGATAAGTTAAGTCTTAGGGATATGGGGTTTTTGGTGAAGATTGTACCCCTAATTGATTGGGATAGTGGAGCTTTAGTAGGTATTAGAAGCAAAGAAAAGTTGACCATTGATGATATAGCGGCTATCTTTGGAGAAAAAAAGCGAAATACTTACAGGTTAGTTAATCCTTTGATTGATGCCGGTGTTATGTTTAAGAAGGGCCAGCATTATTATATTAATCGTGCGTACATGGCGAAGGGATAGCGAATTATTGTATCTTACATAAAAATATCTAATTAAATCGAGGTGAAATAAGAATGGCAGGAAGACCCGTGAAATATGCAACACCTGAGAAAATGCAAATTGCTATTGATGCGTACTCGAGAGTTGTTTTAATGTTGATGAAGAGGCAGGGAAAAGAGTACAAGTTGAACCGTTTACAATTACAGGATTAGCCTTGGCGCTGGATTTGACCAGGCAAGGACTTTGCGAGTATGAAGCTAAAGAGGCATTTTCTGACACTATTCAAAAGGCGAAGCTGAGAGTAGAGCAATATGCAGAGAAATCGGTATTCACTGCCAGAAATCCAGCAGGTGCTATTTTCATACTGAAGAATCACGGCTGGAGCGACACTCAAAAGTTAGAGCTCACAGGCGCGGACGGTGGACCTGTAGAAGTCGAAGTGTCGAGCGCGGAGTTAGCCCGGAGAGCAAGAGAATTGATTGGAGATTAGCTATTTCGATATTCATCAAAGTTCCTATAATAAATATTATGTCAACTAGAAAAACCCTTGTAACGTGCGTCGTTGCTGGGTTTTTCTAGTTGCCGGTACTGTTGCTGGTACCAAAAACGCCAATTGTCCTGCTGTGGTGGACATTTTGGTGTACCTGACCACCTTCACAGGCGCAGGGTTGTGACACTGTATTGTATGTGTGCCCTGTTGTTGTGGGTGTGCTGGCAGGTGCTTAGATGGATGCTAGACCCCCCCCCGGTATGGACAATTGACCCCCGGGGTGGGTTGTGGGTAGTGTATACTATCATCACACAGATAGACTACATTAAATAATCCACCAATTAATGTATCACATACATCACCATTTTTTTAAAATACATCAAATATAACTCATCAAAAGGAGAGAACTCAAATGATAAGCAACGAAATAGACGTTTCTGTATCCGAGGAAATAGATAGAGAATACATCAATATTAATATATCATTCAGTAGGTTCGCCTTGCTCGATATTGGTTATGACAATATTTTCGACATAGTAAGAGATAAGGCAAAGAGTCTAGTTGATAACGATTCAGTTAAGTTTCCCAAATACAATTAACTGAGAACAGGAGAATTGACATGCATAAATTCAAAATATATCCTCACTGGAAAATGAAAACTAAAAAATATTACGAGGTAATAGTATTTCCAGCAAAAGAAGAAATGTATGAGTATTATAAAAACACAGGAGGATATGAGGAATTAGATTTTGCTGCAATATGCAGGGATTTAGAGATATATAAAGGTGATATTCCTTCTAATAAAATTGGTGAGATACTATTAACTAGAAACTCATGTAGAACTGGAATTATAGCACATGAATGTGGACATGCGGTATTTCAATATTTAAGAAGAATACATCAAGAAGAAACCTTTGCTGATTTAAGCGAGGATAAGAAAATATGGAAAGCAGAAGAAATGTATTGTCAAATTCTTGGTGACTTAACCATGCAGGTTGTTAATAATTTGTATCGTAATAAAATTATTTAATACATTTTAACCGAGAACGGAGGTGTTTAAATGAAACATAATAAGCAACCATTTTCCACGGAAGAACAAATGAAAGATTGGTTTAAAAGAAATATTGAAATATATAATTCAACTAACATTTCGGTTAAAGAAGGAAATGTCTCAGGTGAATATGATATTACTATTAATCTTTCTGTTAGTAAGAAGGATATATTAGACGGTCATATTGACACCTTAATTCAGCAGATTAAGAATACAATTGACTACGGCAATGGACCAAAATTATAACCCCCCCATCCCATATATAGATTGAAAAACTCAAAATATCGGCACTCAAAATTTTAAAAAATTCTACCGTATATGCCGAAGGATTGGTGATTAAATGAAAACTCCTGCTTGGTCAAGAAAAGAAGGTAAAAATCCAAAAGGTGGTCTAAACGAGAAAGGTCGTAAATCCTACGAAAAGGAAAACCCCGGCAGTAATCTTAAACCTCCCGTATCTAAGGAAGGTGCCAAGAAATCACCTAAAGCAGCGGCAAGAAGGAAATCCTTCTGTGCAAGAATGGGTGGTATGCCGGGACCGTTGAAGGATGATAAGGGTAAACCAACAAGAAGGAAACTTGCCTTAGATAAGTGGGATTGTTAAATTAAACCGAGGACGGTGTAAATAATGGATATTAATAAGTCAAACTTCTGCGTTAAATGTATTGACGGGATATTTATTGTTGACGAAGAACATAAAAAAGAAACTACTATTGCGGCAGAAAGAATTGCAAGCAAAAACACACATTCATCATTTGCAGGTAGTATTAGTTTGTCTGATATGATTGCATGGGCAGACGTTAACAAGATACCATACTCTACCAATACTTATCGTGAGTTTCCCGTTGGTGTAACTGAACCATACCATGCAGAACTACAAGGTGATTGGGTTGGTGGTAAGGTTCCCGATAAAATAACTATCGGTTGCTATGACTACACTATTAACCGAGTTAAGGAACCAATCATCGTCAATAGTTCTAAGTGTCACGGAAAAATTGATTACCATGCACATGAAATTACTATCGCTGATGATGATTGTTACTCTGAGCAGTCAAAAGAACAAACTCTTTGGCACGAGATTGTTCACGGAATTATTAATTATCGCAATGTAAATTACGGCAAAGCAGACGAGGAAACATTCGTCGATGAATTGGCAACAGGACTATATCTGCTATGTAAAAGCAATGGTCTATTGCCCGGACAAAACATAACTAAGGAGGAATAATAATGGCAAAAGAATACTCACACATCGGCAAACCGTCCGGTGAAGAAGGTTTATTTGTAGGTGCGGAAGGTGCAGAGGTACAGGTAGCAAGTTCAACTGGACAACTATATCAACAAGGTACAGCAGTAACAGCATCGGCAGAGGAGTTAGATATTCTAAATGGTGCAACTGTATCAACTACCGAGTTAAACTTACCTAAAAACGCTGACCGCTTAGAGAAGGTTGCTAAGATAGCACTCGCTGCTGTAGATACAGCAGGTGGTGTATTCTCCTGGCAGAACGATGAAGGCGCTTCTATTATTATTACTGGACTATTTCTTGACGTAACAACCGCATCAACCGGAGCATGTACTCTTGATTGTGGTACTACTGCTACTTCGGCAACGACTAAGATTGATAATTTAATTGACGGGTTAGATGTTAACTCTGCTGCCGGAGTGTTTGATAATATTACCGACAAAGGTACTAACGGCGTATCTCGTCAGAAATTAGCATCCGCTAAGTGGGTAACAGGTTCCGTTGCCTCCGGTGCATCTGCCGGCATTGTTGGGTTTGCTTATATTCGGTATATTGTTATTTAATCGGTTATTAGTTAGGTGAGAACATGGCAAAAGAATTAACCAAAGCGGAGAAAAAAGAACTACAAAAGATACTCAGTGAAATTGAACGGATGAAGAAGGAAGAACATATTCGCTTTATTCGTCCGTATGATAAGCAGGAGAAGTTTCTTCTATCCAATAAAAGGAACAGTTGGATATTAGGTGGAAATAGATGCTTAGTCGCCGGTCAAATGGTATATATGGCAGATGGTACTACTAAGGCGGTAGAGGACGTTAATGTTGGTGACGTTGTTCTTGCTTATGACATAGAGGAAAAGAAAACAGTACCCTCTAATGTCATCGGTGCAGGTTATTCCTGCAAAAAACCTTGTCGTGAGATAACCTTTTATGGTGGTAATAAATTGGAGTGTTCCGACGATCATCCGACCGAGGGAAATAAGTGGTTATTAGCGGAGCAGTTAAATGAATATAGTTTTGCTGTAACCGTACCACATTGCCATAAGAAGGTACTATCTGTTAAGCAGACAGGCATTAAACCTGTATACGACATAACCATCGATCATCCCGACCATGCGTTTATTGCTAATGGAATTGTAGTGCATAACACCGGCAAAACTGAAAGTGGAGCAATTAGGGCGGTATTCCTTGCATTAGGTGAGAGAATACGCCCTTACCTTAAAGATTGGCCGGAGGATTTAAGGGAGAAATACGAACCTTTAATAACTCGTTTTAGTGGTAAACCTACAAGGGGTTGGATATGTTCAGTATCCTTTGAGGTGCAACGGGACGTTACTCAAAAGAAAATCTTAGGCGATCCTGAGACTGGAATACCGGGACTTCTGCCACTAAGAGAAATTAAGAAGATAACTTACCGTAGTACAGGCATTATCGACACTATACGCCTTGTTGGTGGTGGGATTATCGGTTTCAAGTCCTATGACCAAGGCAGGGAAAAGTTTCAGGGATCTTCCCAGCATTGGGCATGGTTAGATGAGGAAGCACCAAAAGAAATATACACTGAGATCCAGATGCGCTTAATGGATACTGAGGGTGACTTGTTCGGTACAATGACCCCACTTCAAGGTATGACATGGGTGTATACAGATATATATGAGAACGACTCAAAACCGATTGAGAAACGTGACGATGAAATTTTTCTAATAATGGTAGAATGGAACGATAACCCATATCTATCTACAAAAGAAAAGAAACGTCTTGAGGCGTCCATGGATGAAGCGGAGTTAGAAGCGCGGAAATATGGGCGTTTTATCATGCCCGGAAAATGTGTTTTTAATGTAAAAAGAATACATGAAATGCAGCAGAAATGTTATGACGGTGAACGTGGTAATCTTGTTTGGACTAACCAATTTAAGAATCAAGTCTATTGGGAACCAGATCCTAAAGGTGATTATGAAATATGGTTTCATCCTGAAGCAGGGATTGAATACCTTATATCTGCTGACGTTGCCGAGGGTTTAGAGCATGGTGACTATGACGCTGTAGGAGTTCTGAATAGGCATAGACTGAGACTAGACGCTGTTTATCATGGCAAAGTAGAACCTGATATACTATCCGACTATATACACAAAATTGCTGTTTATTACGGCAAACCGCTTGTGGCGATAGAGTTAAATAATCACGGCGGTACTACTATTAGTCATTTTAAGAAGGTCTACTATGATATTTACAGGTCGAAGGTTTATGATAAAAGATCAGACACAACTACTCAAAAATTGGGTTGGCATACAAATACAAAAACTAGACCACTGATTATTGATGCTATTAAAAAGACTGTTCGTGAAGGTGTTTTTGAGTGCTACTTTAAGAGATTTGTCCATGAGGCAAATAACTTTGTACGGCATCCAAACACTAAGGAGGCGGCAAGGGGCGGTCAGCACGACGATGTTATCTTAATGTCTGCTATACTTACATTTCTACATATGACGATGCCACTTAAAGACACTGGCAGTATACCGTTCTTACCGGGACAGGACAAGGGTGCAAAGGTTAATCCTATGTCGATGGAGCAATGGGCAGACGATGACGACGACGAGGAAGAAGAAGGATTGCCGGGATTTTACGGAATGTAGGAGGGAGAACCTATATGGATAAGAAAAAACCGATTGTTCTTGAATATCAAGAATTACTCAATAAGCAGATTAAGAGTTTGGGCGACACTATATTTTGCCTATCTGCTATTGTACCTAATGATGGAAGTATACATTCAGACGAAGTTGACTCCGACACAATCAAAACTCTAGTCGAAACAGAGTTAAAGTTGATGCGAGCAGTTCTATCCTTAGAGGGCGTTGACATTCCTCTTGAATACCCCGAAGGTACGTTTGAGGACGATGTTAAGCAGGTAGAAACCGCCGAAGAACGAAAAGGACGCGAGGAAGAAAAGGGGTTTTACAGTTGAGAACGTGTAAGAAATGCGGCAAAACAGAAGAACAGTTTGATAGTATGGGTAGTTTTCTTGCTCATTGTAGGTCATGTAAGGAAACAACTGACATTGATAATATAAGTGACGTTATTCAAGCGGCATTAGACGGTAACATAGGTGATTTTGATACCGAACCTGATACCGTTGATGATACCGCAGAACAGGAAGAACTACAGGAAATACCGTCCTTACCGCTATCTATCTGCCCTAATGAAATTGGATACTTAGCGGATAATCAATTGATTAAGATTGTTGTAATCGGCAGGAAACAAGGTGACAGGTTTGTGGTTGAGGAAACTAAGTATAGATAACGGAGGACCGTATGGAAAAACATATCGAAGATGTGAAAAGAGCAAACAGAGTTATCGTTAGTCTACAGTTTTTCAGTGACGACGAATATATCTGCAAGTATAATCAGGGTATAGAGTTTGATAATTGTATCGGTACATTTGGTAAAATTAAAACATTCCAATCTGTAGTAAAGGCGTTATATCGCAATTTTCAGCAACTTATTGGAGTTAATATCAAGGAAAAACATAGCACGGTTATTTTTACGGAAATAACCGATAACGGAGGTAACTAATGTTAACTGACAAAGAAAAGAAGGTAATCGACAAAATGAAGTCTACTCCGTGGGGAACCATCGTCATTAAGATGAAGGGCGGTAAACCTGTCATGCTGAGTACTACGGAAGATATTAAGTTAGACTAACCGAGGACGGTGTTTAAATGGGTACTGAGTATACTTTTGTTTGCGAGGACTGTAAGAAGTATTATGATATTGGTAAGGATACAAATGCCATATACCTAATGCCTGTACTTCTTAGAGAGCATGAAGGGCATAATATATTAGTCTTTTCCGAACATGAGGATGGTTTAAATGTTAAGTACAAGGGTGAATATTCATATCCTTGTGAGGACGTTAAAACTGATTATGTCGAGGAAATGGTTTGGGATAAAGACGGATTACTTGATAAATACAAAGACACTCGATATAAATGGAACCACGAAGGATTTTATAATTGGTATAATATGCAACCGTGGTATGAGGAAGTCCGTTTTCCGAGAAAGAGATACACTCCCGAAGAACATGCAGAACGTCAAGAACGTACAGCAAAGTCAGTCCAAAAGTTCTATGAGACATTGGACGATGATATGGACGACAACTAAATAATTATCTCGAATCGAGAACGATAGGGGTAGAGTACAGGAGAGTGTCATTGTTGGCATTGTCCCGTATTCTATCCCTATTTTTTATGCCTAAAAGGTGGTGAAATATGGAAACATCAATAAGAGGTAACTCACCGGAAGAAGAAAAAGCTGTAAAAACCTGCATGAACTGGTATGACGATGATAAAGCGGCAAGACAGTTTTATGTCGATGAAATGCGAGAAATGTATAAACTATATACCTCTCGTCATTGGGATTTACTTGGCCCGAATGGTAATCCTTTAAGAACCGAAGCGCAGCAACAAAATAGACCGAACAGTGTTGAGAATATTACCTTTTCGCTTATAGAAGGTACTGTTGCCGAGTTCGCTAATGAGATTGAGTTGATTGACTACGGCGTTGAACCGGGCGACGAAGAAAAGTCTAATACCATGAGTAACCTTAAAAAATATATCTTCTATAAAAACAAGTTAACCTCCGAGAGAATAAAGTTTCTTCGGTGGTTTTTTCTTTACGGCACAGGTATTTGGCATGTGTATTGGGACTCCAATTGGCGAGGCGGTAAAGGTCCGAACCGATGGGAAGGTGATGTTCGCTGGAAAGCATTGCACCCGTTATGCTTAGTCCCCGATGCTAGATGCAGGGAGGATATTAACGAGGGTAATCGTTGTCATAAACCAGTTTGGAAAACGATGGAATACATCGAGGAAACATTTCCTGAACGTGCCGCATTGGTTCAAGAACAAGGTTTACATGACGATGATTTGCTGGATACCGAGCAACTCGATACCGAGGGATTTAGTCGTTCCTATAATCAAGAACAAGTCCCGGTGGTTGAAACTTGGTATATCGGTAGACCTATGGTTATGTATGCCGGTGAGAAGGACAGGGGCATAGGGTTACACGTTATCTTGTGGGCAGGTGAACATCAAGGAGTTTACCTTAAACACAATAACTATATGTACTTTGATCCCGGCGAAACTCCGATATTTCCGTTTTTTGTGCGGCAGAGATATCCAAGAGAAAATAGTATTTGGGGATTTGGTGATGCCTTCTATCTTAAAAATCCGCAGATTGTCAGAAACAAAACTGCTGAGATTATCTTAGAAGGTCATATTCATGGTGCAATTGGTCAGACATGGTATGACGAGAGAGCATTAACGCCTAAACAGAGAAGGTTAATTGAGGAAAGAGGTACCGCCCCCGGCATGTGGTTCCCTGTTGCCGATGTTGGCGGCGTAAAAAGGGAGCATGGGCAACCTATCCCCGGTAGTCTAATAGCTGAAATGGGACGGTTGCAGAGCAGTATGGAGGGCATGATTGGTCGCTTTGATGTAAGTCAAGGACGTACCCCCGGCAGTGTGACCGCATTTAAGGCAATTGCTGAGTTAGTTTCTCAGGCCAAAATCAGACTAAGAACAGCAGAGCAGGCAATAAATTCCTCATATGAGGATGCAGGGCAATTCACTAACCGCTTGATAGGTCAGTTTTACACCGAGCAAAGAACCTACCGGATTATGGGTAAGAGCAATGAGGGCAAGGACGGTTACAAATACGATACCTTCGATGCCGGAGATATGAAAAAGGTTTATGACAGGGAAAGCGGTATGACAGTTCCGTTAAATCAGATTGGTAAGTTTGAGGATACAGGGGAAATGATGATGCCGGACGGTAGGACATTGCCGCCGGAGTACATCGAAAATAACATTGAAGAATATTTCCCTGACTTTGACTGCTACTGCAAGGTTTCTTCGGTAATACCAAGTGACCGTATGTATCATATGGAAATTGCAAAAGAGTTGTTGGTTGCCAGCGTTATTGATCCTGAGACTTTCTTCTATGTTATGGAATACGGTAAATTCCCTCCAATATCTGAGGTTATGGAGAGAATGAATAAGTTAAAGGAAGAACAACAACAAGCGGCAATGGAGCAGG